GATCAATACACGAAATTAAGCTACCATGTCTCTAACGTCACGATATACGCACTTTGTTCCCGACTCAACCATCACCGAAATTCTCAATGACTCAAACACACCACAGATTCTTCTTCATTATGCGAACATCGTTAATGGTTCTACTCCTGTGCACTTTACCTCTCATCATGATAATCAAGTCAACTGGACAGTTGCTACGCTAACTCGAATGAGTCAATATATGATCCCCGATTTTATGAAATTATTTCCGCCACTTGAACCGACTCTGAGTCTCCAACCTGATTGTCATTGCTCATTCATCAACCTGCCTCGACCTGAAATCAAGATCCCTATCGAAATACTCTCGCCACCGAAACCGAATTATGCAAAATATCATTATGATGCAACAACTTCTAGAGTGTTCGTGAACTCAAAACATGAAATGTATATGGATAACTTTGACGTCTCTCAACTCATACGCGATGTCGCAGCAATCAAAACTGACTCACCAAGTGGTAATATTACCAAAGGTTTACTTAAGACGTTTCATGACTCAATCAAACTGCGCGCTCTATCTCCAATCATGTCTATGTTCCATTCGTTGTTATCCTATCGTTGTCCATGTTGTACTTCATTAAATGGCATGAAAAAGTTAAATCATTTGTGTTTCCAATACTCAAGTATATATGCATTTCTCTGTGATATGGTGCGACCTTATATGTGTGTTCCCTTCTTCGTTGACAGGCTTGGTGTTCAAATTCTCCCTGGATTCAAAGTTTCATCTCAATATCCATTACTTTTCTTTGAGGCGATTGAATTAATGCACACCGTTGGACTTGGCAACCTATCTGACTCTCTCTCTGGATGGTGCTTTTATACATGGCTAGATCGTGCTCGAATTGGTGTATTTCGTGAAATGTTTAATCGAAGAGGATCAATAACCATGCTTAAATCTCGTGTCGTTTCAACGGGAACAATATTTCGATTTTCCCAACGGGAGTTTGTTATTGAGTCTATCACTGAGCAACGATCAACTGACATATCACCTACTTTTGAAGAATGTTCATTCTCAGATTCACAGTACATTCAAGACAACTGTTATAAGCCTATCTATGATATTACTACTACTCTTGATGATGTTAAATGTCGTTGGCTTGATGTCGCTTTGAACTATTTTTATGGCGCAGTATTATATGTAACTGGACCAGTATCACTTGCACTCGAACAATCTGGAATGGGTCGACCGGGATCTCTAAATTTACAATTTGGTGGAACCACAGATGTATATGTTGAAGGTAGATGGATTACCATTGATGTCGAACCAGTCTCACCATTTGTATCAAGAATTAAGCAGTTAGCTGACCGAGAACTAGCGAAAACAAAGGTTAATGGTGACTCACTTGAACACGGATTCTTCGAAGCACAGACGACCAATTCTGCTGGTAATACGAAGGAAACACTTGCAGGTTTACGAAGTGAAATTATTGAGCAGCATGATTCACCACAGGAAGGTAGATTGTTAGCTAGTATGGCTGGTATTCGCGTTATAGATGCCATGAGACGGTTTAATACAACATTTAGAGATCATACTGAATTCCTTAACGAGGTACGACGACCGACCAAAGCAGGCATGCGATATCAACAGCAACGACGACCACGTGTTATTCAAATGACTGGAACTGAAGCTCAACTTGGTGGATGGTTATTACTAAATGTTTATGAACCAACATACAAACGTCTTGGTTATACTAGTTCAGGAAAGAACATTGGAGACATCCGTGATATGCAAGCTGTCCTTGAAGCTTCAGGTCAAAATGGTATTAATAGTTCAGTGGATATTATCGGTATGGATGCTTCAACTCAGAACACTCATGTAACACTACTTGGTTCAGCAGCTATTAAAGCTTACAATCCTGAGAGAATTGGGTTTCCTAAGATGTTCTTTCAATCCACTCACAATGGTGGTGACGCAAATTCTAGAGTGCTTCCAACTAGAGTAACTCGTGACGGACAGACAATACCTAAAGATGATGACGTTAAGTATAATTTACCGCAACTTGCGATTATATATTCCCTACATGGGATGCATGGACCAACGATTTTATATGATGGCTACTTCGCTCCGGCAGTACTTACAAGTCAAACTGTTTTCCGATCAGGATGGTATAACACCTCATCTCAACATACTATGCTTGGATCTCTCGTATTATTATCACTCGAGGAAGATATTCGAAATGGATACAAGAATCCATACGATGGAGCTCCTGAGCGTAGTTTGATTGCGAAACATTGGCACTCAATTCGGATTATTGGGAGAGTTTTAGGTGACGACATTCTACTCAAAGCTTTTGGACCACCCACCCTAACACCAGATGAGTTACGAGAGGTGACTGCGGAGGTTTGTGCTGAATTTGAACATCGCATGGAATTACTCGGTTTTCTCTGTGAGCGTGCTTTTAGTGATGTTATGTGTGAATTTCTTAAACAGAAGGGTTTTGGTGGTGCTCCTCATATGTTTCCTGATAGATTAGTACTGTATACATCCGAACGAGGAAACCAGGCTATGACAAATCCAACCACAATGTATCGTGTATGTGACGCATTAATAATTGAATTCAACTCTCGAAGCAGGAATATTTTTAATACTTGCGTATCACGTCGCGTACTTCAGACTGTTTGTTCAACTTTCGCCCTACGCATGACATCATCCGGTCACCTTGTTCGACGTTCGTATGCATCCCGTAAACCATATAGTCGCGTCGCAAAGGTGTCTGATGGTATATTATCCGAACTGCATAACCATAAGACCGTCTTTCGTATTATTGATTATAATGTACTTGGTGATCACATCGCGATGATATTTTTACCGATGTTATGGGCCACAAACCATATCCTTGGCTGTCCTCCACCTGCAATAGTCAGTATTTCTGGTGCTAATATACCAGCTGCATCACCATTAACATATCCTTCCGCGGCTATCACTACTTTTTGGTTAACTGCTACTAGTCGTAGAAAAATAGATTTCGATTCAAGTGCTACGGCATATAAAAAGTCAATGAGTGATATTAGTAACTTAACTGCTGTTCCACTTGACATAATTTTTAGTTTTTCTAATGCAATGGAACTCTCGCCACTGTCTATAAATCTTGATAAGGATTATGACATTGATACCTTACGGACATTTGGTTTTATTGTTGGCATTATGTCTGATTCTCTTTTTCCTACTCCGTCAGCAACTCGTGCTAAGATTAAATCCCCAGTTGTTGATGATTGGTCACGTTATGCTGATTCCCTATTAAATCCTACTCGAGTTCGAAGTTCTCATCATGGATCTGAGATACTTGCTGAGTCAAATGTCGTCGTCCCATATGAGTTACGATACGCCCATCGTGGAACAGCTAAGGTCCGACAGAGTATGTACGAACTGCCTGTAACTGATCTTGAGTACGGTGAGAACACTATGACCACATTGACGCAACTCAGTGAATCATTGAAGGTCAAGCCTGGAACTAGTAAGCTTCTACGTGATGCTATGTTAGCTGGTGAAGTATTTGTTATTCCAACAACTCATCCAGTCACACTTCCATGCCCATCTTTCGATGCTCACGGTTATGGTCACATTATTCCTCCGAATAGTTTACAGTCACTATTACTAACTCATCTAGGACTTCCAGTTTCATCCGCATCATATACATCATCTTTTGCGAAGACTATTTTATCGGATGGAAAATTACCTGGTTCAGCTGAAGCCTATCTTTCATTATATCAAGAAACATATAAGAAAGGACCATCAGCCGTTGCATACCTTAAGGATGCTATAGGATTTAGTGATTCATCAATGAGTGCACTTGAACGATTAGCATCAAATGGATTATATGGAATTAGTGGAGCGTCCTTTGCATATAATCCGCGTGGGGGTTTCTTTTTCAGATTTGATCAGGACAATGCAGATAGATTTGGTACCTCACTATCGCCAAGTCCAACAATTCGACGATTAGATATTGTACATATGATGTTTACAATGTTAATGTATCCAACGACGATGGTATCACAGAATCAATGGATGATGGTTCGGTTCGGAAGGTCGTTTTCTCGTCTAGCAAGGAGGTGATGGTAGTTTAGGCCCTCGCAGTGGTGTATCGCAGTCA